CGGTCTTTGCGTTGATCGACGAGTTGCATATCCTAGGGTCCATCCCCTACGCGGCCGATGTGATGCGGCAGATCAGGGGCGGCATGCTGCCCTTTCCGGAGAGCCTGCTGGTGATGATCACCACGCAGTCGGATCATCCGCCGCAAGGGGTTTTCAGGACCGAGCTTGACTATGCCCGCGCCGTGCGGGACGGCAAGATCACCGAGCGGGTCAGGCTGCTGCCTGTCCTGTACGAGTTTCCGGACACGATCCAGCGGAGCAAAGGCCGAGACTGGACCGATCCTGCGCTCTGGCCGATGGTCACGCCGAACCTCGGGCGGTCGGTGTCGATCGATGCGTTACTGGACGGGTTCGAGCGGGCGAAGGCAGACGGGCAGACAGAGGTCATCGCCTGGGCGACGCAGCACCTGAACATCGAGGTCGGCGTCGGCATCAGGGCCACGACATGGATCGGGGCGCAGTTCTGGGAGGCCGCGGCCGAGCCCGATATCGCTGACCTTGGCGCGCTGATGGAGCGCTGCGAGGTTGCCGTTATCGGCATCGACGGCGGCGGGCTTGACGACCTGCTTGGTCTGGCCGTGATCGGACGAGAGCGCGGCACGCGACGGTGGATGTTGTGGACCCATGCCTGGGCGCATCCGGAAGTGCTTGAGCAGCGCAAGGAGATTGCCGGGATTCTGCGGCAATTCGAGGCTGACGGGGACCTTACGATCCTGTCGGCAGCCGACAAGACCGGCGATGTGACCGGCGTTGCCGACGTGGTCGAGAGGCTGCTTCAGGCCGGCTTGCTGCCCGGGACCGGGGCAGTCGGGCTGGACCCGTACGGCGTCAGCACGATCGTGGACGAGCTGGCATTCCGGGGCCTGTCAGAAGACCAGATGGCGGCGATTCCGCAGGGCTCGCGACTTTCGGCGGCGATCTGGGGAATGGAGCGAAAGCTGAAGGACGGAACGCTTGTGCATGCAGCACGTCCGTTGATGGCCTGGGTCCTGGGCAATGCGAAAACCGAACAGCGGGGCAGCGCGGTGATGATCACCAAGGAAACGGCTGGCAAGGCGAAGATCGACCCTCTGGTCGCGGCCTTCGATGCCTTCATGCTGATGGCGCGTAACCCGGAAGCGCAGGACGCGAAATCGTTCTGGGAAGCGGTCTAGTGATGAGCGTCCTGTCGCGGATCACTTCGGCCTTTCGCCGCGAACGCAAGGCAGTGACGGACATTCCGCTTGGGTTCTCATGGTCGGAAAGCCGGGCAGGTTATTCCGTTTCGGCCACGTCTTCGCTGGAAGTATCGACAGTCATGGCTTGCGTCAGGGCGATCAGCGAAGGCACGGCGCAGGTGCCGATTCATGCTCATCGCCGTGACGGCCGTGGTGTTCGAGGGCCAAAGGTCGCCCATCCAATCGTCGAGCTTCTTGGTCGCGCGCCGAACGACTGGCAGTCCGGGTACGAGTTCAGGGAAACCATCGCGCTGCATGTCATCCTGACCGGCAACGCCTATGTCTATGTCAGTCGCCGTGAAGACGGCGGTGTCCTTGAACTGATCCCGATCGAGCCAAGCCGCGTCATGGTCGAGCGCCGACGGGACATGTCGATCGTGTATCGAATTATGTTCGAGGACGGCAGCACTCCGCTTTTGTCGGCGGCCGATGTCTGGCACCTGCGCGGGCCTTCGTGGGACACATGGCGCGGCCTTGATGCAGTCAAGCTGGCACGGCAGTCGATCGGTCTGGCAACGGCCACCGAGGCGGCTCATTCCGCGCTGCACAGAAATGGCGCCCAGGTCACTGGCCTTCTGTCGATGAACAACAAGCTGAGCCCGGACAGGTACGCTCAACTTGCGGCGTGGCTTGACAGGCATAGCGCGGGCGGAGAGCGCGAAGGCAAGCCCATCATTCTGGATGACGGCGCCAAATATCAGCCGATGCAGATGACCGGAGTTGACGCGCAGCACGTCGAGACCAGACGGCATCAGGTGCTGGAGATTTGCCGCCATTTCCGCGTCATTCCGATGATGGTCGGAGCAAGCGAAACACCGACCTACGCCAGCGCAGAGCAGATGTTCATCGCGCATGTCGTCCATACGCTGACCCCCTGGGCAGAACGCATCGAACAATCGGCAACCCGGGCGCTGATATCGTCGAGCGAAAATGTAGAGCTGCGCCACGACTTCAATGACCTGATGCGAGGCGCGGCACAGGATCGCGCGGAATACAACGCCAAGGCGCTTGGCTCCGGGGGTGCGCCGGCCTGGATGACGCCCAACGAGGTGCGCGCGCAAGAGGGCCTGGACCCGATTGCCGGCGGGGACGACCTGCCGCGGCCGATACAGGCGCAACCGTCACCGCCTACCGACGCAGCGGTTTGAGGATCAGGACATGAACAGACTGGAAGTCAAATTCGCGGCCGATGACGTAGACGCGAATACCGGAGAATTTTCGGGCTATGGGGCAGTGTTCGGCAACGTCGATTCCTACGGCGACACGATCGCTCCGGGGGCGTTCAAGGCGTCGTTGCGCGAGTGGCGGAAGGCCGGGAAATTGCCCCCGATGCTGGTCCAGCATGGCGGCTGGGGGATGCGTGACATGGATGCGCTTCCGATCGGCATCTGGACCGACATGAGCGAGGACGACAAAGGGCTGACTGTCAAGGGCAGGATCATCAACCTTGACACGGATCGCGGCAAGACGATCCACGGAGCGATGAAGGAAGGTGCGCTGGACGGCCTTTCGATCGGGTATCTGGCAAAGAAATTCACGCTTGGCACCAAGCCGGACGAGCCGCGGCGGAAACTGGAAATGATCGACCTTGTCGAGGTTTCGGTTGTGACCTTTCCAGCCAATGGCCTGGCCCGAGTCGCATCCGTCAAAGCGGCCGAAGCGATCGAAACCATTCGTCAATTCGAGGACTTCCTGCGGGATGCAGGCGGGTTCTCGCACGCCGCGGCGAAAGCAATCGCCTCGCGCGGATTCAAGGCTGCGGATCCTCGGGATGAGGACGGGGCCGATCTGGCGGCGATCATTCGCCGCAACATCGAAACCCTTTCGACATAGGAGGCCTCGATGGCCGTGGAAGAAATCAAGAGCCTGATCGAGGATCAGGGCAGGGCTTTCGAAGAGTTCAAGGCGGCAAACGATGCGCGCCTGAAGGAACTCGAGAAGAAGGGCGCATCGGACGTGCTGACCGAAGAGAAGGTCGCGCGGATCGACGAAGCTCTCAACGTGCTGGCCGAGGCCAAGGAAGCGGTCGAAAAGAAACTGCCGTCGCGCCTGGATGCGATGGAAGCCAAGATCAACCGCGCCATGCTGGGCGGCGATCTGAAGGCCGACGAAAAGGCTGCTGCCGAGCTGAAGGTGTTCAACGCCGAGGCCAAGTCGCGCGCGGCGTCTCGCGGCCAGAGCGCAGTGGTGTTCGACGCCGAGGGCTATGCCGACTATCGCAAGGCCTTCGACACCTACATCCGCAACGGGATGACCGCCCTGGCGGTGTCCGAATCCAAGGCGCTTGCCTCAACCGTTGATCCGGACGGCGGCTACCTTGTGCCGGCGGACATCTCGGGGCGGATCGTTGCGCGGGCCTTCGAGACCTCGCCGATGCGTGAATACGCAGCGGTTCAGGTGATCTCGTCGGACGCGCTTGAAGGGCTCTATGATCTCAATCCGGGCGTCTCCGGCGGTTGGGTGTCGGAGCGGCAGACGCGACCGGAGACCAATACGCCCCAGCTTGGGAAGTGGCGCGTCGAGGTTCACGAGCAGTATGCGAACCCCGCCGCGACCCAGCGCATCCTTGACGACGCGATTCTGAACGTCGAGGCCTGGCTGGCGGCCAAGACGGGTGACATTCTGGGGCGCACCGAGAATGCGGCTTTCGTGACCGGCGACGGTGTAGGCAAGCCGCGCGGCTTTGCTTCCTACACCACGGCGGCGACGGCCGACGCATCCCGTGCCTGGGGTGCGCTCGAACACGTCAACACCGGGCAGGCCAGTGGCTTCCTGACGACCACTGCCGGCTCCGATTGCCTTCTGGACCTGATCGGTGCCTTCAAGGCCGTCTACATCAACACGAACACGGCATGGTACGCTAACCGCGCCGCGATCACGGCGGTGCGGAAGCTGAAGTCGCAGGACGGTGTCTATCTGTGGCAGCCCGGCCTGCAGCTCGGCCAGCCGCAGACCCTGCTGACCTTCCCGGTGCGGCTGATGCAGGACATGGCAGCGCTTGCTTCTGGATCGCTGTCGATGGCGCTTGGCGACATGAACCAGGCCTATCAGATCGTGCAGCGCGCGGGGATCACCACCCTTCGCGACCCGTTCACGAACAAGCCTTTCGTCCACTTCTACAGCATCGCCCGCGTTGGCGGCGGCATCGTGGACTTCGAAGCGCTCAAGTTCCTGCGGTTCGGTACCTGATGAGATGCGGGCGGGTATATGCCCGCCCCCATCACTTGATGAGATGCGGGCGGGCGAATGCCCGCCCCTGCCCGAAACCCTTTCCAAAGGAGAGCCATCATGCGTGACATGATGAACAACATCCATCCGGTTCCGGCCATCGCGCCGGTCGTGGTGGCTGACAACACCGCCCAAGTCTCGGCGATCATCGATCTGCGCGACTATGACGGCTGCACTTTCGTTATCCAGACGGGTACGCTCGCCGACGCTGACGCGACCTTTGCGGTCACGCTTGACCATGGCGACGCGGCGAACCTTTCGGACGCCACTGCCGTGACGGCGGCGACGGGCCTGATCGGGACGACTGCGCTGGCCGGCTTCAACTTTGCTGATGACGGCGAGTGCCGCAAGATCGGCTATGCCGGCTCGCGTCGGTACGTCCGGCTGACCGTCACGCCGGCAACCAACACCGGCAATGCCCCGATCGCTGCCGTTGCAATTCTGGGCCTGCCGAGGATCGCGGCGACCGCAAACCCGCCGCAGTGATGAGACCAGGCGGGGTTGCCCTGCAGCCCCGCCTGCTTTGACCGACGATCAAGCCCGATGCAGACCGTCATAACCATAGCCGCGACCGAGGCAGAATGATGAAACCACTTGCGCCCGTGCTTGTGACGCCGCCTGCGGTGCTGCCTGTGAGCTTGCAGGAGGTAAAAGCCCAGGCGCGGGTCGACGGGGCTGACGAGGACGGCCTTATTCTCGACCACATCCGGGCTGCAGTGGCGCATCTGGACGGCTGGTCAGGCATTCTTGGCCGGTGCCTTGTGACACAAGTCTGGAATCAGTCGCTGGACGGTTTCCCTGCGGACGGGACCATCCGCTTGCCCTTTCCGGACGTGACTGCGGCCGTCATCACGTATCGCGACCCCGCCGGTCAGGTGCAGACCCTGACGACAGGATGGGTTCTGGCGGCAGATGACGCGGGGTCGTTTGTCAGCTTGAGTGAAGGCGCGTCCTGGCCGGCGACGGCTGTGAGGCCGGATGCGGTGACGGTGCGCATGACCGCCGGATATGGGACGGCTGCGGCGGTACCTGCCGCGCTGAAACTTGCCATCCGGGTCAAGGCGGCGGCGATGTATCAGCAGCGCGAAGGTGAGGGCGCCGAGTCGCCCATGTTCGATGCGCTGATTGCGCCATACCGGCGAGCCCTTGTGTGATGCAAGCGGGACAGATGGACCGGCGGGTCGTGCTTGAGCGGCCGACATCCGCGCCGGACGGCATGGGCGGCACCGAAAACGGCTGGCAGGCCTCGGCCGCGGTCTGGGCGCATTTCCGGTATCTGCGGGGCGGCGAGACGGTTCTTGCGGGCCGTCTGGAAGGGCGGCTGACGATGGTTGCGACGATCCTTGCAAGCAGCGACAGCCGGGCCGTGACACCGGCCTGGAGGCTGCGTGATGCCCGCGAGGGCACGATCTGGAACGTGCGTGCCGTGATCCCGTCCGATGACCGGGCGTTCATAGAACTGACCTGCGAAAGCGGGGTTGCGACATGAGCGCTTCGGCTGACCTTCAAAAGGTCATCTTTGACAGGCTGGTCGCGGATGCCGGCGTGCATGCCGTGGCGGGCGACCGCATTTATGACAACCGCCCGGATGTGGCGCAGTTCCCATGTGTCACATTCGGTCCGTCCGACGTGGTGGAAGATGATGCGGAGTGCATCACGGGCCGGGTCGAGACGATCCAGATCGACTGCTGGGCGCGGTCGAACGGGCGGATCAATGCAGTCAAGCCGCTTACCGATGCGGTCAAGGCGGCCCTGCATCTGCATCAGGCTGTTCCTGCCGGGTCGGTGCTGGTGGAGATGCGGGTGACTGCGATGCGAGTTTTCATGGATCCCGATGGTCTGACGGCGCATGGCGTTGTGACCGTTCAGGCGATCATGGACGAGTGATGCAGGGCGAGGCTGCCCTGAAGGCGGCGATGCTGGCGATCCCGCAGAAGATACGGGACGAGGTTGCCCGTGAGTTGGAAGTGCAGGCGGCAAAGGTTGTCGCGGACATGAAAAGGCTGGTGCCTGTCAGCACGGGCGCGCTGCGCGACAGTATCGGCTGGACGTGGGGTGACGCGCCGAAGGGCGCGATAACGCTGGGGGCGGTGCGCGGCCGCCGTTACGCGCGGATGGCGATCACGATCTATGCGGGGACACGGGACAAGAGCCTTGGCGCCGCCGACGCGTTCTATGCGCGGTTTCAGGAGTTCGGAACCGTAAAGATGACCGCCAACCCGTTCTTCTATCCCGCGTGGCGCGCGAACAAGACGCGCGTCAAAGGCGCAATCACACGGGCTGTCAAGCGGGCGGTCCGGAAGGCCTGATGATGAAAGCGGTCTTTCACAAGCGGATCGGGGTCTGCATCGGCGGCCTGAGCTGGGTGATCGATGCCAGGCCGGAGCCACAGACGTTGCCGCGCGCGGTGATCGAAGTCGCTGTTGCCAAGGGTGCCGCCAGCATCGTTCCGCCGCGGCGGAGAAGTCCGAAGTCACGTCAACCGGGCCCATGGCCCACTTCACAAGGAGCATGGCCATGACTGCCACCACCGCGCGCTTTCACGAGATGGCGCTGCATCTTGAGACTGCCACGCCGGGCACCTATGCGGCGGTCTGCGGCCTGATCGGCTGCGAATTCACCTTTACCTCGGAAACCGCCGACGCGCAGATTCCGAACTGCACGAACGAAGCGCTTCCGCACGAGATTGTGCGCGAGGTGATTTCGACGGACTGGTCGTGTTCGGCTACCGGTGTCTGGGCGCGGGAGTCGCATGAGCGGCTTCTGCAGTGGGCGCTGACCGGCGCAATCGTGAACGTCCGGTTCATCTATACCGCGGCAGCTGTCGGGGATGTGGAATTCATCACCGGGCCCGCGATCCTTACGTCGCTGACCCATTCGCGTGAGAAAGGGCAGCGCGTTTCGGCCCAGTTGCAAATCGTGAAAGCCGGGGCTGTGACCACGACGGATCAGGCCTGATGGCAATGATCTACTGGGTCGGGGGCGAGCATCCGTTCGCCCTTGACATCGGCGGATTGCGTGCCCTGCAAACGGCCTGCGACGCTGGCCCGCAGCAGATCCTGAACCGGATCGCCACGGGCGCGTGGCGGGTGGACGATCTTTACCAGACGATCCGGCTGGGCCTGATCGGCGGCGGCATGGCTGTACCTGAAGCCGGCAGGGTCACGGAGACGGCCTTCAAATCGCATCCGATGATGCAATTCCGCCCGACGGCGCAGGCGGTTCTTGTCGCGGCGCTGATCGGTGATCCCGATGACTCGCTGGGGGAGGAAACGGGGGCGCCGCCCCCCCCGGAAAATGGCGGTTCAGCGATATCTACGGAACCGGAGCCGTCCTAGGGTTTTCACCTGTGGATGTGGACCGGATGACGATGTGGCAGTTCGCGGCGGCAGTCGCGGGCTGGAAGCGCGCGAATGGCCAAGGCGCGCCGGGCGGCGGGGAGATCAGCGATGATCGCCTGCGAGAGATGGGGATCGAGGGTTTCTGATGGCGGCTGCGAAACTTGACGAAGCTCTGCTGATCGAGCTGGGCATTTCGGATGACCGCTTGAACCGGGAACTGGCGCGCGCCTACGCCAAGGCCATCCGCGACAACCGCAAGCTCGAAGCAGAATTGAACCGCGTGACGAATGGGGCGGTCACACGCATGAGTAACGGCTTTGAGCGCATGGGCACGGATGCGCAGCGATCAATGCGTCA